TCAAGCAATCTCGAAGTCTCGTTCAACTCAACCCCTCCGTTGGATTATCATCACAAAGGTTTGAAGCTAGGTGAGAGGGTTCAACATGCTCATGAGTGTGAGATTTGCACCAAGGTGTTTCTACATACTCACACTATTCGTTCGTACCACGAGTCTCTTAAGTATGAACATATGTGTGATAAGTGTAGAGTTTGGGTGTCCCTGGAGGTCTATGATCGTGCTGATGAAGTACTGAAACGAGATGCCAAAGAAGCAATTCGCTTGGCACTTGGTTGGCAGGATATTTCTGTACCTGTGTCCGAGGGGAGCAGTTCCGGTGATGCTAAGACCAACAAGAAGGGACAGAGTCGAACACAGCTTGGTTCTTCAGGTGATGCCAAAACAACCAAGAAGGGCCAAACTCGATCTCAGCTGGACGAAGATGATCAAATTGATGAAATGTTGGCCCAATTCGACATGCGAGAAATGGATACCCACCTTCAATCTGATCCAAATTCCCTCCAACTTTCGAAGAAGATATTGAACAATATGTACAATATTGATTTGAAGATTGAGGGTGAGTGGCTCTTCATGTTGAAGCTCATGATGATACGTGGACGGGTTGGCCTGACTGCAGGACATCTAGCCCCTTACCTAGCGAGAGCAAGCGAGATTCGCATCTGGAATGCAACGAAACCGGACGGACATGTGTTCAGTACCGCCAAATTGCAATCCACTGCAATCACAAATGCTGCTGGTGAGAAGAAAGATCAAATGCTTATTGCCTTCCCTCCAGGTCTTCATGATCATTTCGATTTGATCAAACATATGGCCACCGAAGTTGAGTTTAGCTCATTCACTCGTGCACGTGCATGTATTGTCGTGCCCTTTGAACATGGAGCTATTCTCCGCACCGGTCCTGTGGAAAAGAAAACGGACAATCCCCGTAAGTATTTTGACAAGGATGGTGCATTTGAGATTGTGGATCGATTTGAGTATTCAGGTATGGAAACAGCACCTGGAGATTGCGGGTCACCGTTGGTAGCAATTGGGACATCCCTAGCGCGTAAGCTGATTGGAATTCATGTGTGTGGAAAACATGCCATTGGAGTCGCCAGTCCACTTAACGAAGCTGATGTTCTGCGTGCACTGGAACAATTTGACTTCACAGTCCAGATTGCGATGAGTGCGGATGACATCATGACGGAATTCCAAGCTCCCTGGGAGGTCATTTTGCCAAAAGGGAATTTTACGGCAGCTGGGAGAGCCTTATATAGTGTGCCCATGCCCACTAAGACGGCTCTGTTGCCAAGTTTAATTTCCGGCAGTTTGCAAGAACCAACTACTGCACCTTCCGTTTTATCATGGGAGGCAATGGAGAAGGGTTTGGAGAAAGCTGGAAATATTCCGCCCGAACTGGATGACGACATCTTGGACATAGTTATTAATGATGTTTCACAACTCATTAGTGCTGGTCCAAGGCGTCTTGATCGAGTTTTGTCGGAGGACGAAGCCGTGCGTGGGGTTGAAGGTGACGAATTTGCTCAACCGATCAATCGACGAACATCACCTGGTTATCCATATTCTGGCTTGAAAAAGACAAAACCTGGTAAGGAAGCTTGGCTCGGTTCGGGAGAGAATTATCAACTGGATGATGAACTGCGACAACGGATGCGGAAGAGGATTGAAATGGCTCGTAATGGAGAACGGATGCCGGCCCCTTTCATTGACACCTTGAAAGATGAAAGGAGACCTTTGGACAAAATTGCAGCCAAGAAAACTCGTGTTTTCTCAGCAGGTGCTATGGACTACACTCTAGTTTTCCGTATGTACTTCTTGGCGTTTGCGTCTCATGTGATGCACAATCGTATTGACAATGAAATTTCTGTTGGTACGAACGTCTATTCCTATGATTGGACACGAACAGCAAAACGTGTTTTGTCAAAAGGTCACAAGGTCATTGCTGGGGATTTTTCCAATTTTGATGGCACCTTACTCCTGCCCATGTTGTATAGAATTTTGGATATCATCAATGCTTTCTATGATGATGGAAATGATATGATCCGGCATGTTTTGTGGAAGGAAATCATCAACTCTATACACATCAAAGGAAACTCTGTGTATCTTTGGACTCATTCACAACCATCTGGATGTCCTATCACAGCAATTCTCAATTCACTTTACAACTCTGTGAGTATGAGATATGTGTGGATGACTGTTGTTCCCCCAAGACTTCGCATGATGAGACATTTCAACCATCACGTTGCTATGGTTTCCTATGGAGACGACAATCTTGTGAATATATCAGATGAAGTGATTGATGTTTTCAACCAACTCACTATTGCAGAAGGTTATGAGAAGATTGGCATGAAGTATACTGATGAATCGAAATCAGGGAACATGGTAGCTTACCGGACCCTACAGGAATGTGCGTATTTGAAGCGAGGATTCTTGTGGGATGAAGAGGAAATGCAATGGCTAGCACCTCTTGACTTCGGAACGATTCTGGAAATGACTAATTGGATACGGAAAGATCTTGATCCAGAAGCTGCTACTATTTCAAATTTGGAAACTTCTCATTTTGAACTCCACCTTCATGGTAAAGAGTTCTTTGAGACGTGGTCACCCAGATATTGGAATGCTTGCAAGCATCTGGAGCAGAAGCCTCGGCTTCCTACCTACATCGAACTTCGGTACGATGAGGAGCGGAAGCAAGGTCGCTTCTATTAAAAACCACAGCTAGGGGCTTTCTTTAATCACCGCATGAAGAAAGCAGCAAAGCCCGGTCTGTGGTAGATAAAACATTCTAACCGTTTTGTCTGAGGGAGCGAAAGCTATTGATCAATGTGTGCCCTCTAAACTATAGGCTATTGATTCGGTGCGTTTTACTGAGTAGTTTGACTGAACCTCAGGAAGTACGTTAACTATTTTAGTCGCTAATACACAAACAGATATGTCTCAATTAGGTCCCCAAACTGAAATTCAGGAAATCACTAAATTCGTTGATGATGTGCAGCCGGAAACTTATGAAAAGCCAATGATGTCCACACCAACCAATTGGACTTCAATGGCTGAGGATTCGAAGTTGCATGATATTTATGCTATACTTCAGCGTCCTGTTCGAGTTTATGATTCGGAGTTTATTACTAGTTTTACTAATGTGAACCTCAAATTTCCTGACGTTATTTTGCAGCGCTCTCCCAACGTGGTGAGTAAATTGAATTATTTTACTTATTTTCGTGCTAATGTCAAGATCAAACTCATGTTCAATGCAACTCCTTTCATGAGTGGCAAATATTGGATGTTCTTTGCTCCGTTTGAAGCCGTTTCAAATAGGCCTGCAAGACTTACAGATTTGCCAAATGTGACAGGATATCCTGGAACTGAGATTGATCTTGCCTCTGGTGCACCTGTGGAATTAAAGATTCCCTATTGCGCACCTCTCTCCCATTACAATTTGCTTGATACTCATTCTAACATGGGGGAGTTGTATGTCATTCCCTTGAATCCCATTCAAACTAGTTTGGGATCTATTCCTATAGGATCTGGGGCACCTTTTACGATCTTTGCTTGGTTTGAAGATATCGAGCTTGCATTGCCAACGTCTTTGCCTGTGACTGTTCCAGCTGTTCGGGAGGAAGAGTTTTTCGAAGCTCAGATCTCTGAGGAAGCTGGTGCTACATCTGGACCTAGAGTCTCTGGTGTTGCCTCTGGATTGGCTTCGGCGATGTCAACTGTGGGAGCTGCCTTGCCACGACTTGGACCTTGGGTTCGGCCCGTGGAGTGGGTGGCACGTGCTATAGGAGGAGCAGCTGAAGCTGTCGGTTGGAATAAACCAGTGACTCTGGATAAAAATTGTGCCTTTGCCAATATTCCAGCTAAGGGATATACTAACATGACAGGAATTGATATGTCATCCAAATTGTGTGCCTCGCCAGATAATGGACTTACTTATGATGCTGGTTTGTTTTCCACCGATGTGGACGAGATGGACATTAAATATGTCACTAAGAAGTCCTGTATCTTTAGATCAGCCATCACTTGGAATACAACACAGACTCTTGGTACACAATTGCATGCTAATGCCGTTACACCAGGTTTAGCTCTTGGACCCGCTACAGCTTTGAGTCCTACCACACTTGCATTTGTTGCATCCATGTTTAGATATTGGAGAGGTTCATTGAAATTTCGCCTCACAGTTGCAAAAACAGCTTTCCATTCAGGGCGTCTTCGAATCACCTACCATCCTGGTGTTTATCAGTATTCTATTGCCAAAACTAATCAGAACGCATACAATTGGATTTTGGATTTGTCTGTGGCTTCTGAATTGGAGTTCGAAATTCCATATGTTGCTAATGTTCCTTGGAAAGAAGTTATTGTAACTGCTTTCAACGATTCCGTTAATTTGGACAAGGAGAAATTTTCAACTGGACACATCACCGTCGATGTCCTTACTCCACTTCGTGCTGCTACAGACACTGTTGCTACAAATTGTCCCATTAACATGTGGATTTCCGCTGGTGATGACATTTCTTTTGCCATTCCTGACTTCGGAGATTACATCATTGATGATGATGCTACGCAAGCGGATCCCTTGGAAGTTATGGAAGCTTTTGAAGCACAAAGTGCAAAGCCCCCATATCGACCTAAGGATAAGCAATACGACCATCAACATCAGGGTCTTACCTTTGGCAAAAGAGTGGAACATGGTCACAAGTGTGACGTTTGTGGAAAGCATTATAGTCACACGCACTCCATCAAGACCTTTGAACAATCTGTTCGATTTGGCCAAACATGTTCCGATTGCATACGATTTGATGCGCAAATTTTCAATTTTACTGCGAAGGGTGTTGAACACAATGATCAAACAACTGATTCTGCAGCACAAACATTTCCGATGTCAAACATGAGTTACACCAAGGCTGAGGAACTTACTATGGGAGAGAAAATCACAAATTTGCGCCAATTGATTAAAAGATTCACACCAACCGTTGAATTTCCAATTCCAAGGGAAGTTTCCAATGCACAGGGTTTCCCATACGTTGGTTATCTTCCTCTTGGTAATGATAATTTTCTTTTTAATCAGATTACAATAGATCCGGCTGACTTTGGAACAAAGAGCAATGGCAGTGTGGTTACTTATCAAACTCAAAGTTTGCCTGCAGCTAGAACTTTAACAGGTCTTGTCAACGAATCTCCTTTTATTGTTGCCAAGTACTATCCCAATAGCAATCCTCTTCATTATATTTCCAATCTTTATCGATTCTATCGTGGGGGCAGACGCTATAAATATGTTTCTGAGGCACGCAATGATGCTTTTCCATCTTCCTTTGGTCTTCGTCCAGCGGTAGCAGCATCTACAAACCCAACAGCTTACACGCAAGTTGGTGATTCTGTGAGTTATGAAAACAAAAGAACATCTGATCCTATGATTGTGTTTCGTGACTGGCAGATTCTGGAAAATGGTGATATTGAGCCCCCTTTTCTAGGCACTTTTACCACCACCCGTCATTTTCCTGCTTTCGAGCATCTGGTTTATCCAGATTTGAATGGTGTTATCGAGTTTGAAGTACCCTACTATTCACAGCTTCCAATTTCATTAGTTGGCGAAGGATTGATTCAGAATACTGAAGGGCCGCTAATGCGCAGGTCACTCATTAATTTGAGGATGTCTCATGATCCCAAGGGAATGGATAAACCAAATTATGATTACCCGAACTCTTCTCTTGGCCCCGTTTCTTTTAATAGAGGAGGTATTCGCCCCACTTTTCCCCCTGGTCTTCTTTATGAAGCCGCAGCAGACGACTTTTCTTTTGGATATTTAGTCGGAGCCCCCAAAATTGGTAGACTCACTGCTCAACCTTAAATATCCAAAAACGCCAAAATTTTCATATATCTTCAAAAATATGTGTGATTTCCTTACATTTGAATTGTGTATAACCCTTATGGGTGGTCACTCTCGTATAACGACGCGAGAGTCCTGACTTGTTTTTAATAACATTGAACCACCCACCGGGTGGACGTAAATGTCTTTATATAATTTGCCAGGTTCAGCCCTGAGGTAATGTGTTTATTGGTGTTGTAATTCAAAGCTTAGTGTCGATTTT